AACCAATCGATCTCGACCTGTTCGGGGCATTCATTTCTAACACCGCTGTAATCAAGAGGAAATCATAATGGCTAACGCAGTTGCAAAAAAGAAAGAGACCGCAGTCTCAACCGATATCATGGACGATATCTTAGAGTTTGCAGGTGAAGGTGCAACCTTTGCCGCAGACGAAATGCAGATCCCGTTTGTTCGTATACTTCAAGCTATGTCTCCCCAGTTAAAGAAGAGGGAAGCAGAGTACATTGAAGGTGCAGAGCAAGGGGATATGTTCAACACTGTTACTGGAGATAAGTTCTCTGGTGAAGAGGGCATCACAGTATTGCCCTGCTATCAAAGCACAAAGTACCTTGAGTTTATCCCGCGTGACATGGGCGGCGGTTACCAAGGCGAGATTGATGCAACCGATCCGGTTCTTCAACAGACTACTCGCTCTGGCTCAAAAGAAATATTGCCTAACGGTAATGAACTGGTCAAGTCAGACCAACACTTTTGTTTGGTGATCGATGCCGATGGTATCTCTCAACCTGTTGTGATCGACATGAAGTCCACACAGTTGAAGGTCAGTCGCCGTTGGAAGACACAGATCGCAATGCAAAAGGTTAAGCATCCGAAGACAGGGGCCATGGTTCTACCACCGTTGTTCGCAACCCAGTGGAAGTTCAGCACTGTCGAGGAAAGCAATGACCAAGGTACTTGGTTTAACTATTCAATCGAGAAGATTGGTTTGGTCAATGACCGTGACCTTCTTCAAGAGGCTCTCACCTTCCGCAGCAGTGTTGCTGCCGGAGAACTAAAAGCTGCTAAAGACCCAGAACATCAGGCAACTGTGAGTTCTGTACAGGATGATGATTCCATCCCGTTTTAAGTAGTTTGGCTCACGCTGACACGGGCCGTTAGCGTGAGCCTTTTTTTAGGAGACACCCATGACACAAGCAGGAAGATTGCTTGCCTCTTTTCTTGGGGCCAAATCTGCACACGGTACTACAACCGTAGGACGGGTGGGCCGCAATGGAAAAGCAGATTCAAAAAGCATGATTGTCCGAGAGCCATTGACCGAGGCGTTAGTGCAGTTGCACATCGACGGGAAGAGCGGTGTAGGAGCAATCCCTATAAATGAAGAGAACAAGTGCCAGTTCGGTGCGCTTGACATAGATGTATACGATCTAAACCACAACGAAATGCAGGACAAAATCCAGAAGTTAAAGCTTCCTTTGGTTCATTGTCGATCCAAGTCGGGCGGTGCTCACTTGTATTTGTTCTTAAAAGATTGGGAACAAGCTGCAGACATCCGAGATTATTTGACTGAGATGTCCATTGCATTAGGACACAGTGGTTGTGAGGTGTTCCCCAAACAGGACACCATCATCGCGGAAAGAGGGGACGTTGGTAACTTTATCAACATGCCATACTTTAACGCGGATCTACCACAACGGTATGCCTTTAATTCTAAGACAGAGGCTATGGAGTTAGACGAGTTTCTAGACACAGTGGATAAATCCAGGGTATCTTTAAGCGACCTCGAGGGGATGCGCTTATCCAAGCCCCGCCAACACTTTACTGATGGACCTCCTTGCCTCGAGCATTTGTTTTCAGATGGACCTGTAACAGAGTTTAGAAACAACACGCTGTTTAACGTGGCTCGGTACTGCAAGATGAAGAGCCCAGATCAGTGGCAACAAGAGTTTGAAGGGTACAACCGGACACTAGCTAGTCCGCCTCTGCCCTCGAGTGAGATCGTAAATCTCACAAAGCAGCATGAGAAAAAAGAATATCTCTACACCTGTAAAGATGAACCGATGCGGAGTTACTGTGATCCTGCAGTATGCGCTACGAGAAAGTTTGGGATAGGTAATGATGCACCGGACGCTGTCACTGTTGGCGGTCTTACGATCATGCTGTCTGAGCCTCGCCTGTTTTTTATGGACGTGGATGGAGACAGAATACAGTTGAGCACTGAGCAACTCCAGAATCAGACGTTGTTCCAACGTGCTTGCATGGATCAAAAGAACATGATGCCTCCGACTATGAAACCTCAGAAGTGGCAGCAACTGGTCAATAGTTTGATGCAAGGTGCGACCTTCTTAGAAGTGCCTCCGGAACTGACAATCGCAGGACAGTTTAAAGATCACTTGCGTAACTATTGCACAAGCCATGTACGAGCCATGTCCCCAGAGGAAATGGATATGGGCAAGCCATGGACGGATGGAGGTACAACGAAGTTTAAACTAGATGGTTTGTTGGAGTACCTGCATCACCGTAGATTCTCTGGGCCAACCAGAGGTCAGCTTATGCAGATGATTCGAGACATGGGTGGAGACACTGGCAAGCAGAACATCGTTAAGCGCAGCCCGAAAGGCGAAATAAAATCTACTCTTAGGTGTTGGATAATTCCTGCCTTTGACGAAGGCGAAGTTGAACTACCAATTAAGGAGATATCAAATGACATCCCGTTCTAACAAGCTGATGAGGGTATCCGAAGTAGCCGATCTGCTTGGGGTATCTAAGTCATACGTTTACAAACTGGCACAAACAGACTCAAGCTTCCCCCAACCTATCGTGCTTGGCAGTGAGCACAATAGAAGATCCGCCAGCCGTTGGGTTCTCGAAGAGATAGAGGATTGGGTTAACCAACGACCAAGAGGAAAAGACTATGATACAGAACAGTAAGCTTCTGCTAGGTCCACCTGGGTGTGGTAAAACTTATCGCTTGATACAAGAGATAGAGGCGGCACTAGACTCCGGCGCTCATCCCTCTCGTATTGGAGTTATTTCTTTTACAAGAAAGGCCATCGAGGAAATGATTGCTCGAGCCTGTGTTAAGTTCAAGCTAGAGCCCAAAGACTTTCCTTACATGAAGACTACACATGCCTTTGGATTCCATAGTCTGGGTCTCAAGACTACTGATATCATGGGGCCCGAGGACTATGCCAACATAGGCAGAGAGATTGGCCTGACGTTTGAAGGCAAAGACTACACGTCTTTAGACGGTGGTGTTACATTGCCCACGGTTGGAGGGTCAGGTGCTCGGTATCTTCAGCTAGATAATCGCGCACGTTTGAGAAAGATCAGTATCGATCAGGAGTACAATGAGGAAGCCGATTGGAATTTGTTCCACGCCAAGTTGGATCAGCTATCTAAACAGTTAGCTGAATACAAAATGTCTACAGACAAGTATGATTTTGTAGACATGATCGAGAAGTTTATCGAGCACGGTGAGACTCCTAATCTGGACTACTTGTTTATTGATGAGGCTCAAGACTTCACTCCACTGCAGTGGGATATGGCGAGAAAGATAGCGGAAAAGTCTGAGTTTGTTTGGATTGCAGGGGATGATGATCAGGCTATCCATCGATGGACGGGGGTCGAAGTATCAGAGTTCAACAAAAGTTCTGACAACATCGAGGTTCTTAGTCAGTCGTATCGCATTCCCAAGTCGGTTCACCGACTCGCGCAGTCAATATCTAAAAGAATTACTGGTCGGCATGAGAAGGTGTTCACTGCCCGTGAGGAAGAAGGCAAGGTAGAGTACGTCAACTACCTGTCTGAAGCTCCAATCCATGAGGGGTCTTGGACATTGATGGCAAGGACTAATGGATATGTATCTGAGATGGCGAACTGGTTGCGAGGACAGGGTTACAAATACTCACGCAATGGTAAGTCTAGTCTTTCCGAAACGTTAGTGCACAACCTATTGGCTTGGGAAAGCCTGTGTAAAGATGAGTCTATAACGTTGCCCGAGGTCAAAAGGATCTACGAGTCTGTAAAGAAACAGGGCGTAGATGCAGTTGTGCGCCGAGGAGCTACGCAGTTGCTCGATGCCTTACCCGCAGAGACCATGTTGTCTATGAGAGAACTGATGAAAGATTACGGTCTACTGAAAGATGCAGCTTACGGGGGGTATGAAATCTTCAACGTATCTGGTGCGGAGCAGGAGTACATCGACGCTATCTTTCGCAGAGGAGAGAATCTTCTATCAGAACCTCGTATCAAGGTATCGACTTTCCACGCCATGAAGGGCGGTGAAGATGACAACTGTATGGTTTGGACTGCTTCGACCAAGGCTTGTTATGACACTAGATTTCCCGATGATGAACACCGAGCATTTTATGTCGCCATCACAAGAGCGCGGCACAATCTGTATATCCTACAATCCAGTAACAAGTATAGGTACACGCTATGAAAAGAGATAAAGTATTGGATCAGGCAAAAGAACTGATCAATGGGCAGAGAGCCAAGGACTATGGAGATGCCCACGATAACTTCTCGCGTATTGCTGACGGATGGAATATAATAGTACGAGAGGCACTACGCACTCATGGATACATTACAGCGCAACATGTTGCGATCATGATGGATTGGGTTAAGTCCGCCCGTCTTTTGAACGGGCTAGATCATGAGGATTCTTGGATTGATAAGTGTGGGTATAGCGCTTTGGGGTCAGATTTTTCTGATCGAGAGAAAGAGATCTCTAATAGATTAGACAAGGTGCTAAATAAATGAGTCAGAAGTTTTTGTTTACAGAAGATAGCGGTGATTCCAGTGATCTTAATTACCAACTCAAAGGTGAGTTGAACGTGATTGAAACTGATTGGAACATCCCAACTGAGTTCCCTGATCTTACAGGGTACAAGGAGGTGGCTGTTGATCTGGAAACAAAAGACCCTAACCTCACCACACTCGGCCCTGGATGGGCCACGAACAACGGACATATCATTGGGATTGCTGTCGCTGCCGGAGAATACAAAGGGTATTTTCCTATGCGGCATGAGAACGGTCACAACATGGACCCGAGGATCACGCTCAAGTGGATCAAGAAACAGCTATCAGTTCCTGAGATGGATGTGATTATGCACAATGCAACCTATGACGCAGGTTGGTTGAGAGCAGAAGGTGTGGAGATTAAGGGTAGGATCATCGACACCATGGTGACCGGAGCCTTGGTCGATGAGAACCGTTGGTCGTTTGGCCTAGATGCTATGGCCCGTGATTATGCAGGGGTTCGAAAGAATGAACAGCTACTCAAGGCGGCGGCTGCAGATTTCGGAGTCAACCCTAAGTCTGAAATGTATAAGCTCCCTCCTAAATTTGTGGGGGATTATGCGGAACAAGATGCGGTAGCCACACTTAAACTATGGACTGCGTTAAAAGTTCATCTGGACAAAGAAGAGTTGTGGGATGTCTGGAACATGGAGACAGGATTGATCCGGTGTATCTTGGACATGAGAACCAAGGGTGTGCGTGTTGATCTTGATCGAGCCGATGAAAACAAAAAGGCTCTGCAAAAGCAAAGCAAACTTCTTAGGGGGATGTTGGAGAAAGAAGCAGGGATGGAAGTAGACATCTGGGCATCTGCGTCTATTCAAAAGATGTTTGATAAGTTGAAGATGGAATATCCTCGCACAGAGAAAGGGGCTCCATCGTTTACAAAAAGTTTTCTTAACGAGCATCCGGAGAGAGTTGCACAGATCTTAGTTAAGCTAAGAGAGTTTGACAAAGCCGACAGTACTTTCATTGATAGTATCCTGCGTCATGAGCACAACGGAAGAATCCACACGGAGCTACACTCTACCCGCAGGGATTCTGGGGGAACGGTTACCGGAAGATTTTCTTCCTCAAACCCAAACCTACAGCAGCTTCCTGCTCGGGACCCAGATATCAAACGTTATATACGGGGGATATTCATACCCGAAGAGGGGCAGAAGTGGGGATCGTTTGACTACTCAAGCCAAGAGCCGAGGTTACTGGTTCACTTTGCTTCGTTAGTTCCGTCCACGATTCGCAATCCTATCGTTGATCAGATCGTTTCAGAGTTTAACACAGGGGATGTTGACCTGCATCAAATGGTAGCGGACCTTGCAAACATCACTCGTAAGCAAGCAAAGACTGTGAACCTTGGAATCATGTACGGTATGGGCGTGGCAAAACTAGCTGATCAGCTTGGGATTTCTAAAGAAGCAGCCAAGGATTTGATCAGCCGACACCACACGAAGGTTCCTTTCGTAAAAGGTTTGGCAGACCTTGCCACTAAGCAGGGGGATAAGAACGGTCAGATACGCACTCTAATGGGCCGTAGATGCCGCTTCCACCTTTGGGAGCCTGTGACATTCGGAATAGGCAAACCGCTGCCTTACGACGAAGCTGTGAAGGAGTACGGGGGTCCTGGGGGCAGGGGCATACGAAGAGCGTTCACATACAAGGCACTAAACAAGTTGATCCAAGGATCAGCAGCCGACCAGACTAAGAAGGCGATGCTTGATTGCTACAACGAAGGACTTACTCCGATGCTTACTGTGCACGACGAGTTATGTTTTAGTATTGAGAGTGACGAACAGGCATCTAAAATAAAAGAAATCATGGAGACCGGAATGCCTTTAGCAATCCCATCCAAGATCGACGTTGATATCAAAGACCATT